TCACCTCGACCAGCTCTTCAAGGTATGGCCAGATGCTAAGGTTCTTGTCCCCGTCCGTGATATTCGTGGCATCCTCTCAAGTATGGAGAAGAAACGCATACAGCATCCAGAGGTGTTTAACAGTGCAGAGCAACAAAATCCGCAGAACTGGACGACGATTGATAAGCGTGTAAATGGCTGGCTACAAAGCCCGCCTATCGGAATTGCTATCGAACGCTTGCACGAAGCCAAGGAACGCTTTGGCGATAAGCTTATGTTTGTTCACGCTGAGGACTTAACAGAGAACCCTCAAGACGTAATGAAAAAGGTATGGGAGTATCTAGGCGAAGAACCGTTCATCCACAATACATCTAATGTAGAGCAATACACGCAAGAACACGATGTGGGATTCCCTTATGGAGACCACGTCATTCGACAAGAGGTAAAACCTTTAAAGAAAGATTGGAACGATATATTAGGTTGTCCGCTTTCGGAACAGCTCAATCAGAAATTTAGCTGGATAAACAACTTATGAAATACGCACTAATTAATCCAAGAGGACGCATCCTCCGAACATCGGAGGAAGCGTTTAAGAAATTAAATCTACTACAACGTAAAGTCGTTGGAATCACCGATGAACAAGCAGAGCAGTTTGAAGCTTCAACTGAACCAATGTTCTTAATTGAAGGAGAGATACTTTCTCTCAAAGCAAAACGCTGGGCAAAAGATCTAGAGGGAGTAAAAGCATCCCTACGTCCAGAGCGTAATCGTCTACTCTCTGCATCCGATTGGACACAGTTAAAGGACAATAATTTATCAAAAAACTCTCTGTCTGCTTGGACTAAATATCGTAAAAAATTGCGTGATCTTACAGACAACATCGATGAAAATGGAGAGGTAACCTTTCCGAATGCTCCATAACATGACAGAGGATATAGTTTATAAATCCACAATAGGAACAGGCGGCTTCATTGCCACAATTGAACTCGGACACGTTAACGAATTTCTAGGACTAGTCGTGGGTCTAGCTACGTTAGTCTATATGACTGCCTCGGCAGTCAAGGTAATCAAAGAACTCCAAAACAGGGATTAATTATGAGTTTAGAACTAATAGCAATGTTGGGTGGTGGTGTCAGCGGATTTGTCATGAAAATGATAGCGGCACAAGCTGAAGCCCAATCAAGAAACTTTGAAATGATGATTCAAAAGCAAGTTTCTGCGGATCAATCAGCCAACGAGGCCGCACAGCGTGGCGGTGTTTGGGTGCGCAGAATCTTTGTTGGGTTCATATTGTTTGCAGTCATTCTCGCGCCATTCATTTTGTCGCTAACATCAACACCAGTCACAGTTGAAAAAGAAGGGTTGGGTGGTTTCTTTAAATTGATTGGATTGGGCGCAGGCGGTTGGGAATCATTAGAAGGATTCGTTTTGCTTCCAGAAGTCAGACAAGCAATGCTTGCAATAGTGGGATTTTACTTTGGCAGTTCTCAAGTTAAATAAATACAACAAAGCACATCAGAATAATTTCGAATGTGTTAATTTATGGCTACAAAAAAACAGCAAGACATACTCCAAGATTATTTGGAGACGCAATCTTATAGAGAGACTGCTAGAAACTTAGGTGTAGATAATAGATATGTTACTAGAACAATCAAAAAGCTAGAAGCAAGAGGTGATGTTCCTTGGCAATCACCAGCACCAAGTGCCGGGCATTTGGGAGTTGGCAAGCGAACAGTTCAATACAATGCAAATGGTGAAGTGGTTCAAGAATGGCGCAGGCTGTATCCACAAGTTCAAGCCATGCAAGATGTCGTTGATGGTTTATGCGATCAAGTAAAAGCCAAGGGCAATGCACCAAAGCGCAAAGCCAAAAAAACAGATACAGATGACATCTTATTTGAATTAGATATTTTTGATGCGCATGTTGGCATGTATGCCGACGAAAAGGAAACGCGTGACGAAGATTACAATTGCGACATTGCCGCCAGAAGGATGGTTGAAGTTGCTGAAGCATTAGCATCAAGATCACAAAGACCAGCAAAATGCGTTTTAGTGTTTGGCGGTGACATGATGCACAGCGACAACAGAAGCAATCAAACAGAGGCCAGTGGCCATGTGCTGGATGTTGATACTCGATACCATCGAGTGGTTGAATATTTAATCAGAGCATGCCGGGACGTTGTTGCAATTGCTGCTACAGTGGCAGCAGAAGTTGAAATTGTGGTTTTAGAAGGCAACCATTCATGGCACAGCGAGGTTTGGTTGGCTAGGGTGTTGGATGCTTACTATTCAGAGTGCAGCAACATCACAATCAAATCTGAGCCATCACCAAGGAAGCACATGATTTGGGGCGATAATTTATTGGTCTGGTCGCATGGTGACAAGATAGCCGCACAGAAGTGGCCAATGATCGTTGCGGCAGAGTTTGCCAAAGAGTGGGGTGCAACTAAATACAGACATTTAAAATGCGGTCACATTCACCACAAGAAAACCATTGCGCCAGTTGTCATTGATGAGCAATCGGGCTTGGTGGTTGAATACTTGGAAGCACTTTGCGCCACAGATGCTTGGCATACAGGCGCTGGATTTGTTGGTTCACAGAAGGGCGCAAGTGCTTTTGAATACCACAAGACCAAAGGTTTAATTACTAGGTTTTACCAGCCAGTTTAAACAATGCAGAAGATAAAATTGATTGCGCTAAACGGCGCAAAAACTGTTGGCAAATCAACGATTGCAAATGCTTTGGCGGCACTAAGTGATGATGTTGCCATTGTATCATTTGCAACGCCAATTCGGGCCATGCTTGAATCAATGGGCGTTGACCAGCACAATCTGAATGTTGCCAAAGAAGAACCAATTGACGGCCTGGGCAAGTCTGCCCGGCAGTTGCTTTGTTCGCTTGGGACTGAGTGGGGCAGGCAAATGGTGAATCAAGAAATTTGGCTTTGGGCAATGCGGCAACAGATTCAGAAACTGATTGATGTAGCAGCCAACCCAGAAGATTTGGTGATTGTCATTGATGATTGCAGGTTTGCCAATGAAGCAGCATGGGTGCGCAAAATGGGCGGTGATGTTGTGCGGCTAATCCGGGATGGGATCACATATACGGGCGATCACAGCAGCGAGCAGCCATTGCCAGATGATTTGATTGATTGGGAATTTGATGCTGGCGGCGTTCAAAACTGCATCAAAAATATTGTTCAACTTATTATTCTATAAAGATTGTCATTACAAATTAAACAATTTGGATGCTGAATTGTAGCAGAACGCTGCGAATCAATAATAATAATCAAAGGGCATTTTGCCTAATATATATGAACAATGACATGAAAAGTATTAAATCGGTTGCTGAAGAAGCAATTGAGGCGATCTTGGCTGAACTAGAGGAACGAGGCATTAAGGTCTTTCGTTTGCAAGTATTTGCCAACAAAGAAAGGCCGCCACAGGTCAATATCGTAATAGATGAGATGGGAGGCAAACGATGAATCAAATTGCTGCATACGAAAAAATCAATGATTCACAAGGCATCGAAATGATGGGCAATGCAATTTGCCGATCTGGAATGTTTGGATGTGAAAGCAAAGAAGCAGGCATTGTGTTTGCTTTGCAATGCGTTGTTGAAAACAAACCGCCATTGGAAATGGCAAAGAATTACCATTTGGTAAAAGGAAAATTGACCAAACGCGCAGATGCGATGTTGGCTGATTTCCGCAGAGCAGGTGGCAAAGTCACTTGGGATGACTTGAAGAATGAGAATGTGCAATCTGCCATTTTTGATTTTGAAGGCATCAAGACCAATGGCAGTTTCTCAATGGATGATGCACAACGTGCTGGATTGATCCGCAAGGGTTCAGCTTGGGACAAAACACCAGCAGCCATGCTCCGGGCGCGTTGCATATCTGAAACACTTAGGGCGATTGCACCAGAGATTGTGCAGGGCGTTTATGTTACAGAAGAAATTGACGTTGCTGATGCAGTTCCAGTTACAAAATCTAAACCAAAGCCAATGAAAAAGGCTTCACCAATTGTTGAATCAATTGAAGTCAAAGATGCGCCAATGGAATACAGACCAAATTTGGCTTCATTGATTGCCGAAAATGATCTAGAATATAAGACCAATTTGTATTGGTCAAACAAGGGCAACATCGACATTGACCTTGATCAGACTTGGCGCGATCTGCCGCAAGACATCCAATCAAAAATGGAAATTGGTTTTGATGCTTTCAGAAAGGCGGTGGCAAAATGAATGACCTAATTACACAGCCAAAGATCAATGGCGTTTTAATTGAAATTGTTGCTGAAGCAGAGCAAATGAAGATTGAGGCGTTGATGTCTTCTAAGGGCATTGGATNAGTCACAGATGGCTTTGAAGCCACAATTGCAGCCAAAGCACAGTNAGCATTGCGTAACCTAATCAAGGGCATTGAGGAATCAAGGAAGGCGGCTAAATCACCAGTTCTTGATATTGGACGGGAGATCGATGCCATTGCCAAAGATTACATTGACGAAGTTAAAGATGAAGAACTGCGCATTGCCAAATTGCTTGGAGCATTCCAGAAGGTGGAACGTGACAAAAAGATTGAAGCAGAACGCCAAGCCAGAGTTGAAGAACAAAATATCCTGGCTGAAGCAACGCAAGACGCATTGGAGACCGGGCAAGACATCCAGAAACTTGACCAATCCGCACAGCATAAGATTGTGGCATTGAGACAAGAAGCGGCCGCAAAGCATGAAGCGGTGGCAGGTGTTAAGGTTCGCACAACAACCAAGTTTGAAATTGTGGATGAAGCGGAAACGCTCAAAGCAAGACCAGACTTGTTCAGCTTGGATGATAGGAAAATCCGCGCAGCACTAAAACTCACAACAACAATACCCGGCATCAAAGTTTGGGATGAATCAAAATCATATTAACGAGGACAAAAAATAATGGCTAAATATATAGCAACAGACGAAGACGTAAATTCAACAGGTGGCAGTTACATTACAGAAGCTGGCACATATGAATTTAAAACCACAAACGTAATTCATAAGGTAAATCAGCGCGATGGCACAGATTTGTTTGAATGCACATATGCAACAAAGGATGGCGCAACAATGCGCAAAACATTCTTTTGGGGCGATCTAAGCAAACCAGCATCTGAATACAAAGCGCGAACATTAATCTTCATGTATTTAAAAGCATGCGGTGTTCACATATTCCGCGATCAATTAGATACAGAAGATGCAGCTGGATTTTATGAAATCGTTAAAGATAAAAAATTCACAGCCAAGGTTGATATGAAACCAGACCAAACCGATCCAAACAAATCATGGGCTGAAATTGGTTTCAGAGGTTTTGTTTTTGATCAGAACCATGTGCTGTATAAAGAAGGCACATCACCAGTTGCAGATGATGATCAAGTTGTTGAAAATCCTTGGTAATTAAATGCAACAAAGAGAATACCAGCAAAAGGCAATTGCGTTTTTAACGCGGTCGAAGCGTGGTATTATTCAAGCACCGGCTGGAGCAGGTAAGACGCATATTGCGGCATCTGCTCTGGCCGTTTGTTTGTATAAAAGGCAAGGTGTTGCTAATGTGGAAATCATGGTCAACACCAGAGAACAAGTTGATCAAATGCAGACGGCTTGTGACCGCTTTCCAGTAATAAAAGAAAAGGCGCATCTGCAAATTTACTGCGCAGCAGGTGCGCCAATGGGAAGCAAACCAGACTTGTTGATTGTGGATGAATGCCACAGAGCAGGTGCTGATGGATGGAGCGCAAAGATCAACCAAGCAAGTTTGGCCCGGTGGGGATTGTCCGCAACACCATTCACTGGTGACGCAGACCGCAATGGTCTGGTGCGCAATTTGTTTGGCAGCAATGTGCATTGCATTGAACGTGCTGCCTTGGTTGACAATGGGCATCTGGCAAAGGCAAAGGTTGTCTGGCATGATGTGCAGAGCGCACAAGCAGCAAATGCCATTCAGCAATTGTCAGATGAATTGATTGCAAGCAGGCGCAGAAAGATGGCGTGGATGTTTAGAACTGAAGAAGGTGAGCGCAAGCAGACCAGCCAGTGCAAATGGCAGGCAGCGCAGAAGCTTGGCATTTGGGAAAACCCAGACCGAGATGCCCATATTGAATTGATTGCCAGACAAAGCATGGAAGCAGGAAACCACACCATTGTGCTGATTGGCTCAATTGAGCATGGCAAACGCTTGGCTGCTGCAATACCAGGTGCTGAGTTGGTTTACAGCAAGATGGGCGCAAAGAGACGCGCAGATGTCATTGCTAGGTTTCGGGACGGCAGCTTAAAGTGCATGATTGGCACATCAGCCATTGAAGAAGGATTTGATGCGCCAGTTGCCAATGTGATTATCATGGCTGGTTGTGGGCGCTCAGAGCGCAAGGCAATCCAATCAACTGGCAGAGTGTTGCGGCCGCATGACGGAAAGGCTTGTGGCATCATCCATGACTTCCGGGATGGCTTCCATCCGATGTTGCAGAGGCAAAGCCAAGCAAGGGCGCGCATTTACAGGCAATTGAATTATTATTAAAAGATGTATTGACATTGGTGGGTTGATGCCCAAAGTTACTGATATTGGCATAAGCCATATTAAACAATAACCCACAAAACACACACGATGAACGCAACAAGAACAGAACTTAAAAACCGCAAAGGTGAACTCAACGGAAAGTATTTCTACGAAATCAAACTCGAAGATGGCAGCACCTTCACTCGCACTAGCGCAAGACTTTATGTTTCAGCTGGATTCCTTCAAGTTGAACGTAATGGTAAACTGACAGAGATCTGCGCACCTTGTTATAGCGGTAAACTAATCACGAAAGATTCCGTTCTTTCTCAGGAAGGTTGGACGGCAAAGTGGTTCGCCAAAGCACCATATCACTCAAGTGCAGCAAAGGCAGCATCTCGCGTTGCTTTTGATGCCTTCAAGAAAACCTGCAAGGTGACAATCGTCACATTCTAATCCAACCAAACAGGGCGCAGCATCTTACACTGCATCACATCAATAATAATAATCATGAATACAATATCAATAATCACATTACTACTCGCCATGATTCAAGTTGAGTCATCTGGCAATGACAACGCCATTGGCGACAACGGCGCATCTTGGGGCTGCTTACAATTGCAATCGGCTTATGTTCAAGACGCAGCAGAGCATGCCGGGGAAGATTGGGTGCATGAAGATGCATTTGACCGCATTACTGCAATGAAGATCACATTGGCTTACATGGCGCGCTATGCGACCGAAGAAAGGCTTGGCAGACCAGTGACGGCACAAGACATTGCGCGCATCCACAATGGCGGTCTGAATGGATACAAAAAGCAGGCAACTGAAAAGTATTGGGTGAAGGTCAAAGCAGAACTGGAAAGGATGGGCGCAATATGATTGAAACACAAGCACAGGGCATTTCCAGCTTCATGAAGTGGGCGGAACGAAAAATTGCAGAAGAAGTTGAAGCCAATGAAGCATTTGAAAAGCTAACAGGTGAACGTGCGGTTTTGGAAGAATCAACGCATTTGCCACACAGTCTTACAGCCGACCAAAAGCGCAGCATGATTGATGCCGTTGATGATTTGCGCAAAGCAGGTGTTTCAGCCAAGAATGCCTGCAATGAAGTTGGCTTGCATGCATCAACATACAGCCAATGGCGCAACAAGTTTGGCATGGGAAGGTTTGGTGATGAGTGAAGAAGAGCCAGAAGAATGCCCGGCATGCGATGGATATGGCGAATTGCCGGGCAACCCAAANACCAATGACTTTCCAACCTGCTCTGCTTGCAACGGCACTGGCATTGTCTTGGATGATTAACCAATAACACACATCATCACTTATTAACTAACGAATAACGCACTATGAAAACACCAAGAACAGACACCGAAGCATTTGATTACAGACCAAATCAATTTGGAGGCAGCAGTTTCCGGCATACGAAATATGGCATATTGGTTGAAGCTGAATTTGCCAGAAAGCTTGAAACAGAATTGAATG